CTTCTGCTTCAGCACTTGCGTCAGCGTGTGCATCTACACCTGGAACAATTTCTTGTTCAGCATGAGCTTCAGCACCTGCATTTGCACTTGCTTCTGCGTGTACACTTGCTTCAGCACCAACTGCAACGCTGTGGTCAGTTACTTCGTAACCTGCACTTGCACTTGCGTCATAACTTGCACTTGCACCAGCTTCATAACTAGCACCTGCGTGTTCGTCACCTACTGTTTCACCAACTGATGTTTCAACGTGGTCAGCAACTTGAATTGAGTACTGTGGTCTTGACACATCTTGTACCATTGCTTCAGCTTGTGCAACTTGTGCCTGTGCCGCCGCATAATCGTCATCTGCTTTTTGCTGTTTTGCAAGAGCATCATCATGATCTTTAATTGCTTGATCGTGTGCCGCTTCAGCCGCCTGTTGTTGCTGTTGTGCAGTCTGTTGTTCGCTTTGTGCGTGTGCTTTGTTTGTGTTTGCTGTGTTTGCTTCTTGTTGTGCAGATTTCTTTTGGTTTTCTGCTTGAGCTTTTTTTGAATTATTTTGGTTTATTTGATTTTGAGCATCACGCTTTTGGGCTTCTGCTCTGTTCTTATCATCTTGTGCTGACATTATTTTTTCCTTTTAGTTTCTAAAGATTTTATACGTGATTCAAGCTCATCAATTTTACGAGCTATGTTTGGATTAACTTTCTTCCAAGCGTCAGGGTCTTGGTTAAACCATGTCCAACCATATCTGTCTCTAATACTATCTAAAAGTGTGTCCCACTTGCCAAATACCCATAGTGCAATACGTGTATCTCTCATGTATGCAATGAATAATGCCCCAAATATACTGCCGGCAATCGCGGTATATATCCATAGTCTATCACTAGCCATGCGTTCTATCATTTCAATCATAGTGTAATCCTGTGTATTATGTTAGTATTTATCAGAAGGAACAGTTAAGCTCACCTTTGGGTGTTACTTCAATACCTTCTTTTGTAAGAGAGTCAATATCAACGTCTGCACCAGGGCGGACAGAGCATTTATTTTTAGCACAGGAGGCTAGTAGGACAATCAATAACAAGATTGTCCATGTACGCATTACTCTTTAGTTTTGCTTCTATCAGTAGACTCGTAATATTCTTTATAAGATTTAATAATTTCGTCTTGTTGTAGCATGTATGCACGTATCTGTGCAAAGTTTTTACTTAGAGCTTCGTAGCCGTCATCTGTTAATCCAAATAATACAGGATCAACACCGCCTGCTTTAAGTTTTTCAAATACTTCATCAGCATTTTCACTAGTGATGATAGTCCATTTGATTTCTTCTAGCTTTGGAGTTAACGGTTGAGGCAACGCAAGAGGTTCTCTAGGAACTTCTGTTTTAAAAATCTCTAGTTGCTTAACAGAACTACATCCACTAATAAGGAACGTACTTAGGATTAGCAATACTAGGACACTCTGAGTTGATTTCAGACTTTTTAGTAGCATTTTTCTCTTTCTCCGTTAATGGCGACCCCATAGCAATTTCTACACATCTCATTGCCTTTGTAGTCGCACCGTTAATAACACGTTCAACTGATTTAGGACGTTCATCTGCAAGTTTGCCAATGTCACGTACTTCACCTTGACCGTTAATTTTATTAAAGCGTTTATCTAATGCTTGAAACTCGGCTTGTAGTGCTTTGTTTTGTGCATCTAAGTTAGCTGTAATTTTCTTTTGTGATTCAAAGTCAGCTTTTGCTTGTGCAATTACTTCCTTTTGACTCGCAACGCTTTGTTCTAACTTTAAATTGTTTGCTTCTGATGTAGCCAAGTCAGACTTTAGTGTTTTTACATACATAACACCGCCACCGGCACCGGCCATCATAATAATTACTAATGCAATTTTAATTGACCCTATCATCTTTCACCTCATATCTGTGTTGTTCACAGACGATAATTTCAATTGGTTTCCCATCACCGTCTGTAAACGTTTCAATTAGTCTACCTTCGTGCTGTCTTCCGCAGTTTTGGCAGTACTGGCTCATACCATTGACAAAGCAAGTTCCGTTGTTTCGTCTACTCTACGTGTCCAACCTCTACCAAACGTTTTAAACGTAGATAGTTTTTCATAGTAGTCTTGACGGTCTTCTTGGAACTCTTTAATAGTTTCTTCAAGTCCATGTGTATCAATGTAGTCAGCTAATTTTTTAAGTGTGTTTGGTCCAATACCGCCATCAGCAGTAGTTCCAATCATACGTTGTAAAAATTTAGCACTTCTACCTGTGCCTGCGTTAACACCAAAGTCAAATAAACATAAGTCTAACCCTGCTGGTACGTTATCGCACTTCATTCTATCCCAGTAATTCTTTCTGTAGATAGGCGCAACATCGTCGAATTCTAAGTCTTTCATATCCTTAGTTCCGCCGAACGCTACATAAACTTTTTTGGTAACACCCATGTTTGTTTCCCCACCTGGGTCGCTAGGGTGATTTACATATCCACCTTCGTGGTGTAAAATTGTTTCTAAACACTTGTCGTAATTTTCTTGCATTTTATGGTTTCCTATTTTTTTAGGACAACAGTATAACCATTATTTTCGATTAGGAAGTGGTCTCCGTACTTGGATATATTGTAGTCTCCAATATATTTAGTAAGGAAAATTATTTCTGCGAAAGAATTGACATCGTATTTTTCAGTAATTGTGGTTTCTATGTGACTACTTTTACCAAAATCTACAACATTGTAAGTAAGTGGTTCAGCATAAATTTTACTAAACTTAATTTTGTTTTCTTTTAAGTCTATACTATCAAGGTAACTCTTACTAAAGAAGTTCTTGTAGTTATCCATGTTGTTTTCATTTACTTTAATTTCGTATGCACTTTTATCTAATGGAACTGTTGCTGAAATGTTTTCCATTTGTGCTTCTTGACTTTTGAAACTTTTGTAATAACGAAATTTAAATTTATCTATATTAGCTAACTTACCAACACCATCTAGCATTTCCATTATTTGATTTGGAATATCTTTATGGCGTTCGATTTCTACAAATACTTTGTAAGTACCATCAGTTTGTTCTCCTGAAGTAACATCTGCATCAAGTACATATGAATATCCTTTTTCAAAGAAGTTCATTAAGTCTTTTGCAGGTGCTTCAGACATACAACTAAAGCTACATACTACAATGTCTTTGTCATCACCCATCTTTGATTTGAAACTGTCAATTTCAAATACAGGTAATACTAAATCGTTTAGATCTCCAGCTATTAATCCCATTAAACTGCTCCGCCTTCAACTGCGGCTGTTTCGCCTTCTTGTGCAACATCGTCAACTGCTGGTTGAGTTGATGCAACGGCTGGTTCTTTAGTGAAGTCTAACTGCTCTTTGTATCCGCTATAGATATTTAATATAAGTTCTTTCGGCATTTTAATAGTTACTACCCAAACTGGTTCTCTATCTAGTTTGCCCTTTTTAGTACCTGGACGAATATCGTCTGGTTCTTTAATTTTTCGTGGTTTTAAGATAGCTGTTTTTTCATACGAAACATAACAGTCATAATCTAGCAGTCTTTTACCACCTGCTGGATCAGGCATTTTGTCCTTAGGCCACATAAACGAAGCCTTAACCCAATGTCTTTCTATTTTAGGACCTTCAACTAACTCGCCATCTTCCCAGTTAGCATACACATATAGATCTAATTCGTCTAATACACGTTCAAAGTCTTTTAAAACACTTAAAGCAGTATCACTTTCGTATATACTTTCAATGTTTGTAATAATATCTAATACATCACGCATGTTGTTTTCACCTATTCTTATACACTTATTTATCCGGATACGATCTATAAGTGTGCAGTTTTGTCTTGTGCATATAAAGGTAAATATTTTTGTAGGGCAGTAATACTGTGAATCTACAGTGACTGTCTTTATATTAACTCATGAAGGAGGAACTTAATGGGTGCTAAAAGACGAGCAAGAGCTCAAAAAACCCCGGCTAGTAACAACGTTATTAGCTTTTCAAAACAACAACCAAAACAAATCAACATACTTCCAAGAAATATTAACCAAGAAACATATATGCTAAAACTGTTGGACCCGAAGAAAGACATAGTCTTCGGTGTTGGTCCTGCGGGAACCGGTAAGACCTTACTAGCGGTCCAGGTGGCTATTAAGTTATTCAAGGAAAAGAAGATTGACAAAATTGTTGTTACTAGACCTGCTGTTTCAGCTGACGAAGATCTTGGTTTTTTACCAGGAACAATGGAAGAGAAAATGGCTCCATGGACAAGACCTATCTTTGATGTTTTTAAAGAGTACTTTAGTGCTAAAGAACTTGAAGGTATGATGTACGATGGTGTTATTGAAATTTCACCTTTAGCTTATATGAGGGGTCGAACGTTTAAACGATCAATAATTGTTGCGGACGAGATGCAAAACGCAACGCCAAACCAAATGAAAATGTTATTAACACGTATCGGTGAGCGATCACAGATGGTAGTAACAGGCGATTTAGCTCAAGCTGATAAGTTGAGTAATAACGGTTTGATTGATTTTATTAAATCGTTAGAAAAACATAGAGAAACATCACACATTGACATAGTCAGATTCCAAACCCATGATATTGAAAGGCATGATGCAGTTAAAGAAGTACTAGCTGTTTACGGCGATGAGTAATTAATTATCCCCAGGAAGATCTGTATCGTTTTTATCGACGATATAGGTCTTCTTAGAGTGTTGCCATTTAGACCATGTATTAAAGATTATATTTTGTAATCCTATAATAGCATTGTGTCTATTAACACTTGTTTCGCTCAGGTCACCTGAACGAGCGACAACTGTTTCTCTTTTAATTGGGATCAGTTGCACTAAAGGTTCACCCATTTTTATGAAAGTGGGCTTAATCTCTTTTAACATAATATTAATAGGACTAATCAAAGCACCTAAGTCATGGTCAATGATACCAGGTATTGCTTCGTAGTTCCTATCTTCATGATAAAACATAGGTTGATATAGTACACTCCAGTTAGGCTTACTCCATATCTTCCAAGGACAGTCTAATTTAACTGCGGCTCTTACACCAAACTTGGTTAATATTTCAGCACCAGGAACACTTACTTGATCTGCAGGATGATGTGCGGCATTGTAAGTAGGATCACTATAACGTGTGTTTACATAGTTGCCGTCCTCACTAGGAATAATTTCCATATCACACCAAGCAGGAATAACAAACCCTGTTTCCATAAAATCTTTGATACCTGGACAACCTTTTGAAGTTTGATCACTGTCTATTTTATGCTTTTGTTTATTCACATAGGCAGGCATCTTCTTCCATGCTTCTGGTTTAAATTTACCAGCAGGTTCAATAGGGGCATGTTTACGTACAGCCCACTTTTCAGTTTCAAAAAATATTACAGGTTCTGGGTTAGTCATTAATTGTTTCCATTAAAGGAAATATCTCCGCAATTACTTTTGCACATGCATGAGCAATTTCCATATGTTCTTTTTGTGTACCATTAGCACCACGTAGATCAATGTAATGTAACCAACTACGTAGAGTACCATTCATGTACAATGTTGTTTTAGTAATACCTTCGGGTAATACCTTACGTGCTTGTTCTTTAGCAATACCTTTTTCAATAGCATTATCGTAAATAACCTTAGATACTTCAGCAACATGCTTTTGTTGTGCGTCCCACCACATTGCTAATTCTTTGTCTTCGGTCTCAATACTGTTTTGTCTGTTCTTAGTATCTTGTAAACGTGCTTCACTGTATTCAAACATGTCGCCTTGTTCTTCTGGATTAGCATAACGTTGACTAAACTCTTGGAAACTAAAACTTCTATGACGCACAATTTGATGTGCAATGTCACGTGTAGTTTTAATCTCTAAACAAGCATTAACCATCTCTAATGGTGACCAATGTTGATGTTTGATCAAGTACTTAATTAAACGTTCACTAGTTTCGTTATTAATTTGTGCCGCCGGGTTACTTACTTTGGCACAAAATGCTATTAGCTCTTGTAAATCGTCAACACCTTCAGTTGTAAACTCGTCTGTTGCCTTTGAGTAAGATACTAATTTAACGTTCATTCTTTAATTCCTCTATTCTATGTTCTAGCCAACTAATGGCTGTGTGTATGTGACCTGTATCGTGTTCACGTAAACAGGATTTTGCATATTCAACTTCACGTTCTAGTATACTAACTTGTATAAGATTACCCGGAAAGTCCTTTTTAACAGTCATTATTAGCCTGTTCTCCATATAACATGTACGCCAAATTTTGTAACAAAAGGATGTGGTCCTAAATCTCCTTTTGGAATCGCCGCACATGCTGTACTAAATTCTAATACCATATCAGTTGGTTCAAACCAACCTAAGTCTCCGCCATTATTTTTACTTGGACATGCAGAATTCTCTTTTGCCATTTGATCAAAAGAAACACCACCTTCATGTAGTTGTTTAATAATACGTTCACCTTCGGCCATTGCTTCGCCAATGCCTCTGCCATGTGTAGAATTCTCTGCACCCCTATAAGAAAGCAATATGTGACTTGCTCTCATCTTACCTATTGCCATTATTGATCTCCTTTACCCGGTTTAGTTGACATAACATCTACTGTAGGTATTTTATTAGCTAAAACATCTTCTTCCCTAACTTGTGTAATGTTAGGCCATTCATAACTATACTTAGCGTTGATATTAAACCAAGTTCCGTCGTCCTGATCCTCTGTAATAATAGCATCTACGGGGCATTCTGGTTCACATACACCGCAGTCTATACATTCATCTGGGTTAATAACAAGCATATTTTCACCTTCATAAAAACAATCCACAGGACATACCTCTACGCATGTCATATGCTTACAATTAACACAATTATTATTAACCAAATAACTCATACTATACCACCCAGTTCCATATTGCACGTAAAGATAATAACAAGTACATACCTTCCATTAATGCTCTAGGTGTGTCCTTGTCCTTTATCCCAAAGTAAACCCACATCACACAACTACACGAGGCCAAGGCCCAACCTATCCATTGTGTTTCGGGGTTTGCTTCCGAAAGAATAAAAGCGGCTACAATGGCTAATGCAAATCCTATCCACCTTGGTCCGTCTATTGACCTGTAGTAGCGAATTTTCATTATACTTTACCAAGTTTAATCAATGTAGCGGCTAAGTTAATTTCTGGATCTACAACTAATGTATGATCCACCAAGCCTTGTTTAATAATCATAATAGCTTTGTCCTGTTGATCAGGATCACCAAACAAATCAATGTTGTCATAAAGCCAACGATAAATCTCTTCCATCTCTTCAGCTCTAGCACTTGCACAAACAAGTTTACGTGCTTCTGTAATCTTACCTGCTTTAAATAGTTGTACCATATCAAGTTTCCAATCAGCTTCTGTCTTGTCAGCTTCATTAGGTTTGATTAGTACACCTTCTGTACTGTTCATTTGCACCATGTTAATGCATTTACGTAAGTCTGGATACGTTGCTTTTACATAAGTGTCTAAAGTATCTAGATCAGGTTGTACACCTTCTGTAATAAGAATCTCTGCAACACGAGCAGTAAACTCTGTTTGATCAACTTTTGCAATATGAAAGCCTTGACATCTTGAATGTAGTGCAGGAATAATTCTGTTTGGATAGTTACAAGTTAAAATAAACCTTGCAGTAGTATGATATTCTTCCATCACACCACGTAGTGCCGCTTGTGCGTTTGGCGACAAGTAATCAGCCTCATCAAGTAGTACAACCTTAAAGTCACCAAATGGAATCATCTGTACAAAGTTTACAATCTTAGCACGTACATCTTCTACGGAGTTTGTTCTACTTGCGTTAATTTCTAATATGTCTAAATCATTTAGATCTAATTCGTTGAATAATAGTTTAGCAAGTGTTGTTTTACCAATACCAGCATTACCACTGAATAACAAATGCGGAATAGTTTTATCTTTGATCCACGTTTGTACTTGTTTCTTTTGATGCTCATCTCTGAACACATATCCGTCTACTGTCTTAGGACGATATTTTTCTACCCAAAGTTCCTTCATGTCTGTGCCTCGCTTATTCGTTTTCTCAAATTAGATGTACTAAATGAGTGTTGTCTTTTATTATAATACAATTCTATGCCTTTGTCAACACAAATCTGCTTACCTGTAAACTCTTTATCACGGTATTCTTCACCAATAAATCTACGATTCAATGTATAAGTTAATAGTATATCCATTAAATCTTGTTCTGTTGCATATGGAATAATTTCATCAATGTAGCTACAACCTTTTAATTGGACATATCGTTCAAATACACTTTGTATAGGTTTATTCTTTTCTGGTCGATCAATAGTTGGATCTGTTTGTAATCCTACAATCAAATAGTTACAGTTTTCACTTGCTTCTTTAAGCATAGCAACATGTCCACTATGGAACAAATCAAAACTGCTAAATGTAATACCTACTGTCATTGTTTGTCCTCTTGTCGTTGTAACGGAAGTCCGTTAAAAATAAATCCTACTGTAACACGTGGGCTTACGTTTACAGGTGCTAACCCTTTATGTGGATAACTGCTTGGAAATACTACACAACGTCCTTTTTTCCATTCAATGTGTTCCACAGTTTTTACCTCAAAGTTTACACTATCGTATTCGCAAAAATCTAACCCACTATCACCTTCCATAAAATATACTAATGTATGTGAAGGCAACCAACCTGGCATTTCTAACTGTGCCGTGTCGTCGGGTGCATCTGTATGTAGTCCTCCAACGTGTTCTTTTGTAGTAAGATTGACTTGTACTTGATTTAATTGTAATCCCTGATGTATATTTTTAAAAAGTTTTTCTCGTTTGTGGTTAACTATACACCATAGTGTTTTAAACTCCCATGGCATGTCAACTAAAAAATTTGTATGTTCTACTGTTGCACCTTGTTGTATTTCACGTACCCATTGTTCACTAAAAGTAGTATATCCTTCATCGTATCCTAATCCTCTGTGACCAAAACGCAAAGGCATATGCAATATACTAGAATCCATTTGATCCATTAGATAGTCTGGTACTAAATCATCAAATACTAAAATATTATTTTTATCTATGGCCGGCAAATCGCTGTTGCTCCTTTTTAAATATAGGTAATACAATGTTACGATCTCTAGCAAATTGTGTACTTTTACCACTAAACACATAACCAGCAGTAACACGAGGACTTACTTTGTTAGTAGGTATACCTCTATGAATGTAACGACTTGGAAAGACAATTAATCTACCTTCTTTGTATTCTACTTCGTCAATCTTCTTTCCACCACGATCAGGATTGTTATCCCAAAAGTCCATACCTGTATCTCCTTGAACAAGATACACCATTGTGTATGCAGGTACGTCATCACCACTATCAACGTGTAATGCTCCTGCGTGTTCTTTTGTAGTAAGATTAATTTGTATTTGGTTTAATTGTATATCACCAACGTCATCGTCGATCATATGCTTATGATGTTCAAAAGCGTGCCAAACTGCTTTTAAAGTCCACGGTGCTTTATGTACTTGTTCGTGAGTGTATTGTTGACTAAAGATTGGGTGACCTTGATCAGGCCCTAAACCTCTGTGTCCATAACTAACTGGAGTGTTTAGTACTTGACTTATGGCTTGGTCATGTAACCATTGTGGCACCACATCGTCAAGTACTATTATTTTATCAAGATCATAGTTCATAAGTTAATTATAAACTATCTTTGCTGAAAAGTCAAGCTCTTTTTTACAAATCGCCCTTGACTCTGTTTTCGGAATAATGTGCATCAAATTCACCACCAGGATAACGTGCTTTAAGTTTATCAATATTCATTTGAATAACTTCGTTAGGATCAATGTCTAATGCCATACATCCTTGCATCCAATACCACATGATATCACCTAGTTCACGTTGCATGTGCCAAATGTTATCCTTATCTAAAGGCTTACCTTGGAACATAATTTTTTTAATAATTTCGGTAAATTCGCCTGCTTCGGCTCCTAGTCCCATAGAGGCAGTTAATAGTCTTGGCATATTAACTTCTGGGGAATAGTTTAGTTGTGCCCAATGACTTGTAAAGTCTTCATTCTTTGAGCTTTCGTCGGAAGTAACTGCGTCAACAAATTCTTTATATTTGTTTAGGTCAATCTCAGCCATAAGATAATCCTCTTTCTTTTATAG